TCTCTGGTACTCCCGTTCATACTCCCTGTCCATCTCTTCCGTAGACAAGGCTTTTTGGTAGTCCTGCTCTCTAGCCATATCTGTTGCTCTGGACTGTATGTTCGTTTGACCAAATGAGAAGTCCCTATCTTCAGGGTATCTCTTTAAGGGTTTCTGGAAGTCCTCAACCTCGTAATTGATGCCCGGATATACTTTATCCTTATCCTCCATCATGTAATTGATGTCTTCAAAACTAGGAAGTGCATATTCCTGTATCTGTCGTTCGGACATCCAAGGGAACAACTCTCGCATCTTTTTTGTGGCGTTACCTCCCGGCTCGAATTGGAAGGTCTGGTACTCGCCGCTTGTTCTTGGCCTAGCCATTATACTCGTCTCCGTTTCCGCTCATACTGATCTATGGTTTCAATCGTAGGGTCTTCCAAGGATACGTAACTCCGCTCCTCCATCATGGGGAGTGTCTTAAACTCAGCCCTTCCTTGCGGGCCTATGTTTAGCTGTGTAGCGCCCTTCTTAAAGTGGCCTAAGTCTTTCTGCCCATACTTCATAAGTCCTGCTAGAGTCTCTAGTTTCTTCTCGCGCAAATCCCGCATCCTGTCGTGGTGTTTTTGTGCTTCAGTCAGTTTGGCCATGTTAAAAGGCACTCTAGATGCAGGCGCATTCTTAAATGTTGGTGTAACATCTTCTAAAATGGTAGACGAGTCAGGCGCTCTGCCGTACCCACTTACTATGGAGGGGTGTAGTCCAGACTCCTGCAACGGGTATGGCTGGTAGTCGCCCACATAATTTCCTCCCTCGAATGGTAGTCTCCCATGTGTTGTTTGAATCCCAGCAACCGGGGGACGACCCCACGGACCCGGCATGGATGCTGTCGGCCGTGGCCCTTGAGGAGCAAGCCCACTAAAGGGATTCCACTTAGCGCCGTTTGCCATTACAGCTTACCGTAGTCAACAGCTTTCACACCACCGACTTCTATAACTGCTTCAGGTTTAACCTTTTCTACTTCTTGCGCCATAACGCCTACCTCAGTCTTTGGACTCCAAGGGAAGTTATACTTGTATATCCCTATACCAAGTCCCTTGTGAGTGCCTATCTGCTCTATGTTCTCTTTAAGCCTCGCATCGGATAGGGAAGCAAGAGTTCCAATCATACCTACAGCGCTTGACAGGTTCTGCATTCCGGTGGGTCCGGGTACTGTCTGGGTGGATTGTCCGCCATAGTTACCCTGCACCATGTTCATGTAGTTAGCCAATGCCTGTTGTGGGGCAGTAGCCTCATACTGATAACGGGCCATGTCCCTGTCTATGCTTGCCTGAGACATTGCTCTCCTAGCCGCGCCAACATCACCCAGGGCACCGTACATGCCCAACGGGGCTTGCATCACGCCCGGATATTGGGACAGCGCTGCTTGACCAAGTTGACCTCCTTGTAGGCCGTAACCCATGCCGTACTGCTGTTGTCCTATACCCATCTGGGCAGCAGGGAGTCTCATTCCTTGGGCGGTCTGGTAAGCATCCCCATACATCTGGGCTAGGGGTTGCGTAAGACCACTCTTAACGGCCCTCGCTATCGCTTGATTCTGCGCCAAGTTTCCACGGGAACTTCCACCGGGTTGGTACTGAACCTGCTGTTGCCTTATCCCCGGAAGAATGTTCTCTTGGAGGTTGCCCATAACGCCTTGCGTTAGGGCGCTCTCTATCTCTCCATAGGGAGTTCCTGGGCCTCTTGGCACATTCCCCGCCATAAGATTGGCGTACTGCCCTTGGCTAAAGGGTGTCAAGCCACCATACTGGCCTGGAGACAAGTTTCTTGCAAGACCTGCGCCATAGCCCATTGCCTGTGAGCCTGCACCGCCCATAGAGGCGAGTACATTCTCAGCGCTTTGCTGCATTCCTAATGCCCTTGGCCCGGTGGCGTATCCTTGGATGGCATTCTGGGCCATGGTCTGAGTGGGATCAAACCCAGCGAGAGTCTCATCAGGATAATATTCAGGTATCTTATTGAACTGGCTCTCCGCCTTATCAAAGCCCTTCAGAAGATACTTCTGTTGGCCCTTCCACGGAGCGCTCTTAGTTGTGCTTACTTGTGTTCCTCCGCCACTCATATTGTGTCCCTCTATTATTCTGCTGCTGTTAGGTGAGATCGAGAACCTGTACTGCTTACTGGATACAAGGTACTACCTATTTTTAGTTGCGTTCCAGACGCATATCTTTTTCCCGGTTGTGTAAATCTATAAGTATGCCTACTTTGATTTGTCCTACCCACAGACGTTCCTGTTTCGATAACATTACCCTTGCGGTCAACTAAGGCTACTTTGTTTTTGCCAAATGACTTGGGAGTGAGTATGACGAGGTTTTTATCTTTTTGTGAAATAGGTTTCCACAGGACCGGGCCGCTGCCTAACCGTGAGGTGGTTCTCCTTCTGTTCCGCGCGGCCCGTCCGTAGGGTTTTCATCATCATCATCTTCCTCCTCTTCATCCATGTCTAGGAGGTCTTCCCAATCTTCAGGGAGTTCCAAGAGTCCCGTAGGGTTAGTGATATATTTAGGATGTGTTAGCATTAGTTCAGGAGGCTCGTAGTGACGGACCTCCTCAGGCACATTTAGTAGCCCCTGCTCTGTCCAAGGCATATAACTTGCGTCGATGTTCTGCCCTGTCCACGGATTAGTCATGGCAGAATACTGAGGCACAGTGTAGTCAGGCACTAGCATCGGGAAGTGGACATTTCGCGACCACGATTGGTCTAGTAGGCTGCCGCGGCCACTTCCTCCACCGTCACCGTCACTGCTTGTTTGGCCGGGAAATAATCGCTTGGGATTGTTCTTGCCATGCCCTCCCCAGTGCATAGCGCCGAACTCAGCTAAACTTATGCCTGCATTGTTCTGAGACAATGGCTCAGGAGCGCCTTTCTTCCAATGCTTGTTGTAATTCGCCATCAGATCAGGGTGCATCCTAACGTACTCTGCAAACCTGGGATTGGTAACCCCCTGACTCCCATGCTCAGTACTGAAGCTAGCCGTTAGCGGAGTTTTATCAGCTGCTGCTATCTCTGCCCGATGTTTTTTATTGCCCTTTCCTCCGCTCATTATTGCATCCTCTGTTTTAAGTCTTTCGTGAATACGATGTAAGTATCTTTCCAGTCAGGGAGTAGTTTCTTCCATCCCTTTCTCCCCCATAGTTCCATCGATGTGCATCCCATCTGTATGGCAAACGACTCAATCATGTCATTGAACTTCTCATATAATTCCTTGAAGTCTGATCCGGCAATCGCTATCACCCTGAGCACCTTTTTCTGTGGATAGGGGATAACCTGAGTTACCATAGCCGTATGTACAACGCTGTCTTCTATAGCCACCCATAACTGCATCTCACCATGTGTCAAGGGTTCTATAAAATCATCCGGCTCCATCTCCCCTTCGGTATGGATTGTAACCCTAGCCAACATGGGAGCAACATCTTCCCATACGTAGGGCACATCTTTAGGACTTAATAAGTGTGCTGTTACCATTGTATCCTGTATGTAGACATTACCCTATCCTCAGAGTACCTTAAACTGTATCCACTGGATTGAAACCCCAATTCGTACCCATTATTATCCGCATGTATGTGGAACATTTTTAATGACATGTCATCATTATTCATGATGACGAGTAGGGTAGCAACCCCTATGCCAGTAACGACCAACTCTTTCTCGTATTCCTGATACCACTCTTTTTTCTTTGGCTCTCTCTGGCCGCAGAACACAATGTTCCTGCCGTTCCCTGTACCTACTGCCCCGTTCTGACAAAGTAAGTCTCCTAAGGCCCTAGAGCCTGCTGTCTCTGAAACCGCGCTATACTCGTTCGCAACTACGGGTATACCTAGCTTCATAGCCTCTCTTAACATATTAACTGCTAAAGTAGGGTCAGCAATAAAGTCGCCATGAAGGTGATCGCCAATTTGTAGGTAGATAAAGTCAGCGCCCTTGTAGTAACGAACATCCCTTTTGAATCCGCCTACACCGGGGGCAAGGTGTACAGCTACGGGCTTACCTGTCTTGGCTTTTAGGTTGGCGACTAACTGATTCACCTGCTCCGGACTGAAGGTTTCGTCACATTCAAGACAGACCACATACCCTGCCACCTGAATATCGTGTTTGTTGACCATCTGATCCTGAAAGGCAAAGTGAGCGTCCATACTTTGCTTGTGGTCGCCATGCTTAGACTCTGGGATCAACCAAAGTACTGGCTTTAGCCCATCATCGTTTAGTTCTTTAAGCCTTGCGGTGAAATCTTGCCTCTCAGGCCATACCTGCCCACCTTCTAAAAACCCATACCTTGCTTGTGCATACACATCAATATGGGTATCACCATTTTTCTTTAACCTATCCCTGAATGCCTTTCTTTGCGCGTCATTTCCAAACTCTTCGGCAAGGTAAACAAGTGTATTCCCCCACCTCTTACGCCAAGATTTACGATCCCTCGGATCGCCTAGTAAGAAAGATGAGCGTACGCCGTAGAACTCATCTATAGGGCCTGCGTTAGAGTGCTGTCCAAGTAGTGCCGTTGTACCAATAAATACCGTCAGCACCCAAGGTATTACCCCATGTGCCAGACGTACCATAACCTGCCGCATATCTTATATCTCCTTCTCTGCCCTTACTCGGTGCTACAAATGTCGGCTCTAGCCTAAACGTGTCTAAATTAAAGATTATATCCCCAAGTCTGTTAAGTTCACTAAAGAGGTAATCAGGAAGTTGTTCAGGGGCAGACGGCGCAGGGTTGGGCGACCATCTGTTTACGCTCTTTACGTTTTTTGATGAGGCGTTAGCCATTACTGCATCCTGCTTCCTCTACGACCTCTGGGTACAACCTCAAAATCAATACCATGTATTTTCCAATCTAGGTCCGTAGTTGATTCAAACTTCACCCCAAAGTATTTCCCTGTAACACGGCACGATACTTTAGACTGGGTGTTGGGATTAAACAGGTACGGCCCCTCCCAAGCAATGCCCTCCTCAGTGGACATCTGGGAACCCACATATACATTTATTGTGTTGTTTCCGCTTACCTCCATCTTGGGCCACACTGCGCGTACCATCTTCTGGGAAGAGGGGTCGCCGAGATCATAGCCAGTCCTCTCTATGTAGGAGGTCATGTTTGTTCCATCTTCCTGGTTCCCACGATCATCTCTGTACAGTTTAGGCATATCAACATAGCCACCACTGGAGTACGCTGTGTAACCACTACCGTCTACAGTGGCCGTTAGTCCCGAATCGCTATAGAGGCCAAACGTTGTGGTTGAATACCCCGTAACCTTCGCGTAATGCACAGTAGCATTCAACTCTACCATCCCCACAACACCACTGATAGATACCTTGTCTCCATCCGATAGACCATGAGCGGTAGATGTAATCACCACAGGATCAGCCGCAGTTGCGCCAGAAATAGTGGCTTTCTGGTCTGGTTTGGCGAACACAAGGCTCTTCAGGACATTATCGTAGTTGCCCATGCCCCATATTCCTGGTCCTGCGTTCCAGTCTTCAGTATGGTCGTTCCAGGTGGTGCCAGTCGTAATAGCAGCAATACCCGAATTGATGTGGTACAGGTCTGGGATGCTGCGTAACGAGAAGGTGTTATCCTTCCAGTTCCATATTAAGGCTTTATCGGGGATTGAAGATATTCCCGCAGGATAGCAAGCCAACATCTCATTTCTCTGGTTATCGGCAACCACAAAAACCTTCTGGTAATTATCTCCGTTCAGGTCAGAGAACATCTCCCTGCGGAGTTTATTAGGCAGTAGGGCCGTAACCTGCTGACCGTTTGTAATGTAACAGTCTGAGTTTCCTACAAAGAACAAACCCCCGTCGAACTCTGCCACTGCGTTTTTAGCCAACAGACCAATAGTGGGAGACAACAGCTTGAACGAGAAGATGTAGGGGGTTCCGACGTAGTTCATTATGTAGATTGAATCTTCCTTGAAGATCAGGAAAGAGTCTCCGTACGGAAGACCATCTACAATCTTTCCAGGGGTGTCTGTGAGTTGGTACTCTCCCGCATCTAGGGTGGCATCTGCCTCATCCCACGTAGTTGGTGGCCTCAAGGCCGCTGCTTCTGTAGACCACTTGACTAGATTGGGGTATTCATCACCCCCTATCTGCCAGTTTAACCCTACAAGAAAGGTCTTGAAAGCCGCTATAGACTTGCAATAATAAGCACTCCCCGAGTTTGTTTTTGTGCCCCAATTTTCTAGGGTTCTTAATGGTATTGTCTTGCTTGGGGTTCCACTGGATAAAGGCCACATCTGTGGAGGGTTGTATCCGTTGGTCGCAACCAACATCCCGTTTAGCACAGTTGCCCTCCAATTCTCTTTGGCCGTAGCAGTGTAGAGGCTATCTCCTGTTGCTGTAGTACCAAAAGGGACCACAGGGAATGCGGTTGTATGAGGTGCAGCAGTTGTGCTGCTTGCCCCCCTAGAGCAACCCGTAAGGTCATTAGATGATTTTCCAGAATAGGTGACTATTTCATAGCCGTCAGAAGCGCCATCAGTGTTTGCCCTAGTGCCCATCACAATCGTTCCGCTTGAGGGAAAGGCGCTTGCATCGGATAGCGTTATTGTGGTAACACTATTATTGATGCCCGAACCTAAAGCCCCTGTTGCCTGTCTAGTGATATCTAACCAGTTAGTGCCATCCCATACAGCAGCATTGTCTAGCCCGAAAGCCAACCACCAATAACTGCCTCCGTTGTCCAAGAATGGGAAAATGTAGTATGCGGCGAAAGGCAGTGTTGCAAAGACCTCCTCATATCCCGCGCATTTCTTTACGCCATTGTCAAGGAACCTTACGTTATTACCATTACTCCAGACATTAGGTGGAAGACTATAAGGGGGTATGTCCCTTATTATACCTACCTGGCCCAGATCATTTATTGGAACTAAGGGCATTACTTGGGGTTATCAGCTTTTACTTTGGCTACATGGTCAAACCAGACAGTGGTATCATTTACCTGATCCCAATACATCATGTCCAGTTGATCCCCTATGCCGCCGTAAGCAACCTTTCTTGCGTCAATAACAAGCTGCGCCTCGTCTACAGCATCTGCTATAGATTCGGCAGCGTCTAACTCCGCCTCACTCGGACGAGGTTCAGGAGCATTCCATTGCGCTATAAACGGCCCTTTCCCATCAGCTATGTCCTCTAACACAACCTCAGTACGGAAATTAACCTCTCTGCCAAGATGCGCTTCTATTTTGGATGGTAATGATGCCATAATTATTTCCTATGCTAGTCGATACCCCTCAAAGAATGAATCATTGCCGCTATGTATCTCGACGGCTTCCGATTCCGATCTAACGTGCACTGTAGCCTTATCTCCCGCCGTCATGTTC